TGCTGTAATAGTTCCCAAAACATTAGAAACTGTAAGGGTTGGTCTTGGTAAAGTTCCACGACCTACATACTCAAAACCTTCTGCTAACACTGGAAATCTTGTATAAGTGTTACCTTGCCAGACAAGTTCACCGTTTCCGTTTTGATTTGATCCACTGTGGTAACGATATAAGGTGCTACTACCATGAATAGACGCTATCAGTTGTAGTTCAAACAGTTCAATAACTGCTGATGGATTTATGCTCTGTAGTTCTGAGGTTGGTATTGCCATTTATGGTTCTGCGACCTCCTCAAAAGTAAGGTTCATTGTTACCCTGTTTAGATATGGAATTGTTTTAGATCTTCTTGTACATTTAAATTTTCTTGCAGAAGATTCTCCTGTCATTGTGTAATCAAAAGAAGCTTGATCATCAAATCTTGCATTTAAAAAAGTATCTATGGTATCAGAATCTGTTTCAGAAATATTAAAAGTCAAGTTCACAACATGAAGTCTTTTATTGGCTGGTAAACCAAAAACAGTTCTGAACTCATAACCATCACCAAGTTTTGTAACAAGCCCTTTTTGCTCAACAGTTTGTGTTGTTCCATAAGTTGGTGTTATCGAGGGAAAGGTTGCCATTATGTTAGTAATCCTCCAGGTCTTTTCTCTTTAACAAGTTGTTCTTGTATGGCTTGGCCAATAAGTTGTCCTAATTGGTTTGCCTCGGCTGTACTACCTTGAACTTGTGGTGCGCCTGATGCGTCTACATTCACTGTAACCATATTTGTAAC